TGAGTACTTTGCACGTAAGTGTACAGGGTTTGATAATGGCCATGTAAACGTGGGTAGTTTTGAAGTACAGTATACTGCAATGAAGGACGGTAAAGATCGTGGTGAACTAAGTTTTCCAGAACTACCACCCAACCAGTGGTATATGATTGATCTATTTCCAGGCATGAATTTTAATCTACGTGGGAGTGCATTACGTACAGATGTTGTTACACCTCTGGGGCCTGATAAGGTTATGATTGAGTTTCGTGGGTTCGGTCTTAAAAAAGATACTCCTCTAGAACGTAAAACACGTATCGAACATCACAATACAATCTGGGGCCCAATGGGACGTAATTTACATGAGGATTTGTTAGGTATTCAAGGACAAGGTTCTAGTATGACGCCTGGTTCAGAACATAGACACATACTGCATGGTAGACATGAAGATGAGACTATACATGATGAAGTTGGTATGAGACACTTCTATAATGAATGGGGTGCTTGGATGGGTCGTGATCCTTCCAACCCAATGCAAGAAAATGCTGTTTGGGAAAATGCATAAGGCACTTGACAAAAAAAGGTAAATGAGGTATATTGTATTATGATTGAACCACTTGCACAGATAAATCCTGTATCTGTTTATTATGAAAATAGGATAAGTTTTGAAAAGAAATGGGAAAGAACTATCTCTATTGTTGAGACTCCCCATATCACATATGATGCGTATGGGAGACTTATAGAAGTACCAGACCAATCATTTAGTTTAGGCCCAAAATATGTTTAATCATTTGAAAGTGGAGTTGCCTCCTATAACTGCAACAACGACTGATGGTGTGCGTCTGTATGAAACACCAGAAGGTAATAAGTATCCATCTATAACAACTATCTTGTCATTACGAAACAAGAAAGGTTTGATGGAGTGGCGTAAGAAAGTTGGTAATGAAGTTGCGAACTATGTTGCTGGTAAGGCCGCACGTAGGGGTACTCATGTACACCATATGTGTGAAGACTATTTAAACAATGTGTACACTAATTTTCCATCTGATTGGGAAAAACACAGAAAGAACTTCCTACCATATTGTCTTTTTACACAATTAAAGGATCAAGTGTTATCAAAAATAGATAACATCCATGCACAGGAAGCAGGACTCTATAGTGATAAATATAAAGTAGCGGGCAGAGTTGACTGTATTGCAGAGTACAATGGTGTACTTTCCATTATAGACTTTAAAACCTCAACCAAAGAACGTAATGATGATTGGAATGAAAACTATTACATCCAATGTTCTGCTTATGCAGAAATGTATGAGGAAAGAACTGGCACTGAGATAGAGCAGATTGTCATCTTGTGCGTAACTGAAGATGGTACTGTGCAAGAGTTTGTAAAAGAAAAATATGATTACCTTGATTCGTTGGTAGAAACCGCTGAAGAATGGAGAAATAAAAATGAAACACCTATTATCAATAATGGCGGTGTTTCTGTTAATGGGTTGTCAAACCACTGATACCACTCCCAAAGACATTGCATCGCCCGCTAAAGTAGAACATACGGAAGAAAAAAAAGAAGTGGAGCCAGAGTTACTAGAACTCCCAAATCCAGTAATTGTTTCTAAACCTGTTATATGTGGTGACGGCGGTTCAATCATAAAAGCAATTGTAGAAACTCATAAAGAAAAACCTATTGGTTGGTTTATTTCTAAACAAACTTCTAGTATTGAAAATAAAGTTTTAATTATGGCAAATTTAGAAAAGGGAACAGTATCGATATTAGAATACCCAAATTCTAATACAGCTTGTTTTTTAGTTGTAGGAGAACAGCTAGAAATGGCAACTGAATTAAAATCTAAGAAAACAAAAAGTAATCCTGTTTCTCATAAAAGAGTATTGACTTTAAACTAATAACATGGTATAAATAGATTACAATTTGATGATACGAATTGAAGACTGAACTGGACATGGGTGCAATTCCCATCGCCTCCACCAAAAGGAGATTAAAGTGGAAGTAGAATTTTTAGGGGATCAAGATGAAGAACCCCCTAGTACGAGAGGTAAGTAAGTGGATGCTAAGAGCTTATATTCTTTGGAGTATTTGTGCAGATATCGTCTTACTTTCGGGAATCGTCTACCTAATCTTTTTTTGATGGGGGCGAATTAGGATCGACAGGCAGAGATAGATTAGTGGAGAATTGTCGGATGACTGCGTTATTGGTCAAATTAGTAAATGCAAACGATAATTTTGCATCTCAAGATTTCGCACTAGCTGCGTAATTGGATAGGGTTTCGGGGGTTTCCTAGTAACAGAATAACCCCCATTTTGAAACTGTCATATAAGGAGATATTATATTATGACTACTAAGACTACCCAGGCACAACGTGTCGCAACCGCACTTGTTAATGGTGCAGAACTAACCGCTAAACAGATTTCATCACGTTATGGTGTTAAGAATGTTCGTGCAGTTATTAGCCAACTTCGTTCAGAAGGTTTTTCAATCTATCTGAATAAACGTGTATCGTCTTTTGACGGTGAGACATATATGAAATATATGCTCGGAACACCAACAAAAGCAGTTATTGCTGCTGGTTACAAAGCATTACGTGCTGCTTAAATCCACGTAAGAGTTTTGGTAGTTCTCTAAGTAAAAACTACCACTTAATTTGGACGGCAAGTAAGACTAACGTATCAATTTAAGTTATATATAAGAAAGGAGACTAGTTTGAAGTTAGAGGCCACAGTAAAACGAAATCATTTACCATTTACGGCTTGGATGGGACACGATATTATTTACGACAGAATTGTTAATAATGTCAAAAACGTGTGATGACGTAATACATCCGTGAGAGGTCATGGTTAACCTCTCATTTTATATTTTAATGGAGCAGTTATGGCACTTAGTACAACAAAAACTTTCTCACTAGAGATTGAAAGTATCGCAAAAGAAAAAAGAGTTACACACATGGAAGCAGTGCTTTGGTATTGTAAAAAAGAAGGTATAGAACCAGATACAGTCAGTTCTTTAATTTCTAAAAGTCTCAAAGAAAAAATAGAAGCAAATGCTCGAGACTTAAACTTTCTTCCCAGACAAGCACAGTTACCAATATAGGAGAGGTATGTTGAAAAAAATTATTTTAGTAGTATTATTTGCTGGATTGTTATCTGCCTGTGGTCGAGGTCATGACGGTGGAAATTATGCGTATATAGGTTGTCACATTGTCACTCATAACCCCCATTGTTATCCTGGCAAAGATAAGTGTGCATATGCATTTGGGCCAGGCGATTTGCAACCAGGCGACAGGATTTACTTTAAACAGTTAAAGTTGGGTGAAGACCGTTATGGTGAGATTGGCCCAATTCAAACTGCTCGTCCTTGTAGAGATGATGATCATTCATTCATCCAAGATAATGATTAAAGGTTTACTACAGGCAGTTATAGTATTAGTCCCAACGTACATCACCGCATATCTTACAGATAAGATGGTGTACGTTATTCCCATGTTGGCGGCCTCCAGTTTCATTGCTGCCAGTATATTCCCCTCTAATTTGAATCGTAGAGTTGAAGAAGATGGATACAAAAAAGACGATGGAAGCAATTGACGTTTATATAATGTATTGTGCAATGAAAGCACATTTTAGTAGAAAAGATTATGATTTTCATAAGTATGGTGGAAAGACAAAAGTTTCTAGAGATTCCTTCTGGAAACGTAAAGACAGATTTTTCTTTGTCAAACTTTCAAAAAAATATAAGACAGAAATAGAAATCAGAAACTATTTTGTTTCTAATTTCATAAAAGATAAGAGTGGCTATATTGCCAACTTTAGTGAAGAGAATTATAATTCGTGGTTACTTAGAAGATCAGGGTTTTTTGATCAATTTGTAATAGAGATGAAGCCTTTCATAAAAGAGTTTGAACCTTTATTTGAAGTAAAGAATAGTTCGCATCCAAAACTATTAAAAGAGTTTTTGGGTAGTAGAGTATCATTAGAAACTATGTTAGTTTTAGATGAGCTTGTAAGTTTTAGTAAGAAGTGGGATAAGCAATTAGAGGATGATATTGTATGGGCTGACTTAAAAAAATTGATGAAAAATTACAAAGGGTTCTTGACAATTAACAAGAACAGGTATAGAATGAAACTATTAAAACTTATAGAGGAGTCTAATTAATGGACGTTACACTTTACCTTGATAAAGGTGATGCACTGCGAGAAGAAGGATTTTATGAAGCTAAGGTAAGTGACCTTAATAAAAAGATCAAATCTTTAGAGTGGTCAAATGCTGAGTTGGTGAAAACGAATGAAGAGCTTCGTGAGAGAGTTACTAAACTTGCTACACGAAATTCTAATAGAGGGTTTTCACATAGACGTAACAATAACTTCAAAAAACGAGACTAATGGACTTTGCCGGCGTAGCTCAGTTGGTAGAGCATCTGATTTGTAATCAGAGGGTCATGGGTTCAAATCCTGTCGCCGGCACCATTATATGGAGAAAAGATGGAAGTTAAATTTATTGATAAAATGGGTAGTGATTTGTCGGTAGTAAATGCTGCTCGTGTTTCCTTTGCGAAAAAATCCCAATGGGAAATAATTCCCGATGCAGGGCCAGTAGAAGGACTTCTGACTTATGATGATGAGAGACTAATAAAGTATCTTGCTAGACATAATCACTGGAGTCCTTTTGGTCATGCATCTATGCAGTTTCACATTAAGGCTCCTGTATTCGTTGCAAGACAATTAGTAAAACACCAAGTCGGTTTAGTATGGAATGAAGTATCTCGTAGATATGTTGATGATGAGGTAGTGTTCTATGCACCAGAAGAGTGGCGAGGAGCTCCTGAGAACTCAAAACAAGGTTCTTCATCTGAAGTTATTGACATTAATCCTCATCATAGGATGGTAGATGAATATCAATCCGTCTGTAATCTTGCTAAATGGACATATGAGTACCTTCTGAGTAGAGGTGTTGCACCAGAACAAGCACGTATGGTACTTCCTCAATCTATGATGACTGAGTGGTATTGGAGTGGAACATTAATGGCATTTGCTCGTGTATGCAACCTACGATGCAAACCAGATACACAACTGGAAACACAAATGGTTGCAAATCAAATAGATGAAGTTGGAGAAGAATATTTTCCTGTTTCATGGAAGGCTTTAAGAGATGGATGATGTAACTAAAATTCGTGTTTTGACTGAAGAAATTGAAGTTCTTCGTGGTCGTTTTAAAGACAATTCTGGTATGGGCAATGTCAATACTGCAATTGGTGTTATGGAGAGGCGAGTTGAAGAGTTGGCTAAAAAGATCAAGAACAATTCTAGAGATGGCCAAATTAGAGG